AAAAAATAAAAAATAAAAAATAAAAAATAAAAAATAAAAAATAAAAAATAAAAAATAAAAAATAAAAAATAAAAAATAAAAAATAAAAAATAAAAAATAAAAAATAAAAAATAAAAAATAAAAAATATTATTAATAATAAACAATTGGATATATCCGTTGATAATAATGTTAATTTATTCATATGTATGTATTAATGTTAATAGAATAAACAATTGGATATATCCGTTGATAATAATAATGTTAATTTATTCATACGTATATAATAAACAATTGGATATATCCGTTGATAATAATAATGTTAATTTATTCATATAAATATATAAATATATAAAATAATTTATTTTTTTGTTTACAAATGGATTCTTATATATTTGTATATAAGAATAATAGTACTATAAGAATATATAGTGTTTTTGATGCCTCTGCACAATGGAATCATTTTATTGATGAAAATAAATTATACACTACTATTTTTTCAAATATAAATTTTGGCAATTTAAATGATGATCTATTTCAATTATTTGAATTTAAAGATTCCGTATTAATAAGAATGCCTTTTCAATGTATATGCGCGCAAATACAAGAAGTATACTTGGCAGTAACAAACGGCAATATGGCCATATTAAAACCAATTATATTTAAAAATGATTGCGCGATATTATCAGATATACTTCAAATGCCCCTTCAATTATGTAATGATACGCAAATAAATCAATTAAAAAAAAGCTCAAAGCAAATAATGGATTGTGGTCAAATATTGCATTTTAATTTAGATCTGCCAATTAAAGGCGCATATAAATACGCAATATTGCATAATTATAAAGTAATTGGATTTTTTGAAAAAAATATAGATCATATTATTCAATGTTATATTATACCAGAATTTAGAAAAAATGGCATTGCTGAATTTATTATTGGCGAATTTTTATCTCTGGGGGGCCGCGACAGCAAAGAATATTACGCATATGTAATACCCACAAATGTGGCCGCCATTCAATTATTAACAAAATTGCATTTTATAAAAACAGAAGAAAAAAAAAAGATAAATGGCATTCATTATACTATATATAAAATAGAAGCAAGCCCCCCAGCATTGCCTGCTATAGCTCTGCAAGATTTTACAATAGAGACATCAGCAACATGGAATAAAGACCTGTCAGATAATTTTCCATATAGAAAATATTATATGCCAGAATTTAGTAAAATGTACCAACATTTAAAAGACTTTAAATCCCATAATAAAACAATTGAGTCCATATATAAAATAGATAGAACATTTCCAGATGATTATGAAAATACAGATAGCATTGTAGACCATTTTGTAGAAGAATTGCGTATTCAATGTGCCGAGAGAAACGAGCGCCCACCATATGAGATATGGCAGCAAAATAAACATGCATTTATGTCAAAAACAACAGATATTGGCAAATTACGAGAGATGGTATATAATGGCGCCCGAGGTTGCAATATTTTTAATGTGGCATTGGGTATTCACCTATTTACGCATTTTAAAGCAACGAGTTTATTGGATTGCACCGCTGGCTGGGGCGACAGATTAATTGCGGCCTCAATTGCAGGTGTTAAATTTTATAGAGGTTGGGATACAAACAATAAATTGCAGCCAATATACAGCAATATATATAATACAATTGCCAAACTAGAAAATGGCACCGACACTGGAGCCGACTCTGACCCAGATATTAAATTTCAGATGGATTGGCGAATATTTTGCGCCCCTTTTGAAAAATCAAAAATATTTAATAAAGATTCATATGAGGGGCAAAATTATTATAAAAAATTTGATGTGGCGTTTTTAAGTCCGCCTTTTTATGATAAAGAATTATATGAGGGCGATGTAACATCAACAACATCCTATAAAAATATAAATGACTGGTATGCGCATTTTTATCGCCCTATGTTTAAGCGCGCCGCATTGGCTGTAAAAACAGGGGGGCATATATTGGCATATATTCCAGATGGAAGAATGCGCAAAGAGGCGAATGCGGTATTAATTGAAAATGGGTTTAAATATATTGATTCGGTTGCATTTAGAACCATTGTGGAAGGAAGGCCGCCACAAATACGAGATACATTTGTATGGGAGGCTGCAGTCGCAGAGGGTCATAGTGTGCCGCTACATAGTGTGCCGCTACATAGTGTGCCGCTACATAGTGTACCACAATCGCATTCAAAATTAGATATATTGCCATATAAAAAAATATCATCTGTAAATTTTAAATTAGGTCAAAAATTTAATACAAATACAAGTGAATCTATTCACTCTGAAGAAAAATTTAATAAATTATTGTTAGAAACTCCAGAATTAGAGATTATAGAAATGCCACAAAATATAAAAAAAACCGTTGAAATAAATATACTTATTTATACAATAAATATAAATGCTGTACACATTATTAAATATTATATCTCAAAAGATGAATCTAATTCTGAATTCAATTTTGACTTAAATTCCCATATTGATAAAATAATAAAAACAATCTCAAAAAATGAGAATTTTTTAAAAAATCGCACTATGGCGGCAATCCGATGTATATTTGCATATGATGCGGATGATCTCATCTGGATTACCTCCATAGATGAAAATACTTCATATATATGTCCCATACATACGCAAATGATATTAAATACAATAGCGCCATATAAAACAATTCATAATGTTCCATTTTATGACACAATTAAATTAGATGTATTAGAAGAGGGTCTTGCTAATTTTATAATTATTAAAGGCACAAAAAGCATAGGCGCTATTACTATAGAAAAAAATATATATGGGATTGAAATGGATATATTACTAAAAAGCAAATATAAAATAAAAGAAATTATATATTCTATATTGATTATATTATATGAGTATATTCATTATACATATAATGATGAATTAATAAATGGCGAATTGGCATATATCGAAATAGAAGATGAAAAAATAGCAAAAATATGTAAAAAAATAGGATTTAAAAATATAACAACATATGGACATACAAAAAGCACAGTATTTAAAATATAATTGATAACATATATGGACATTACAAAAGGCACCGTATTTAAAGCATAGTATATTTGATATAGATATTTATATAAGAAAAGCCTGACAATAATAATGATTAGTACAAGCGATCCTCTACAATTTGATGCCTCTAATAGCATAGGAATACATTTATCAAGTTTCCAAGATGCTAAAATGCGATTCTTACGCAGTAAAGGAGCCCTTGGGGCTGGCAATGGCACACATTTTGTGATTGATGGTAAACCCTATATTTGCCAAGTACATGTGAGTGTACGCGCTAAAAATGGCTCATCATCAATGGCTGATTTGAAAAGATTCGATCATCATATAAGTGCTACGTATTTATCTAACGATTCAAATGATAGAAAGCCATGCATACACGGCACATGTTGGTCTTCTCTTTTGTCTACAAAAGACTTCGAGCACGCTGAATTGAGCTCAGAGTTTAATAGTTATAGAGGAACGGTGGTAGAAGATTTAGTGACCATTGATAAAATAATTGAGTTTTTTAGAAATTCTCAGATGAGTGGAACTCCCCGTTCTTGGATAGAATTCTGCGGCAGTGATGATAGCCTCCGTGAGCACATTCAAGGGCAGGATATCTATTTGATGTTTTATGCCATTAACCGCCGGACGGCTGTAATGCAGTCTGAAAACGATATGATTGCATTTACAAATAAATTTGGAGTTCATAGTTCAAATGGTGTCCATGGGATTAATTGGGAATTATTTGCTGGAAGTTATTCTTCATTTCTTATGGTTGATTATTGGTCTGAATTTGAACACAGCCCAATGGGAAATTGGTTTAGAAGATGGGATGTAATATCTGGCTTTGCCTTATCCAAAGTCAATGAAGATAATGAGATTGCCGTAATTGTACAAAAATTGTCACCAAATCAAAGAGAACGGGTATTAACCACCTGCGGCTATGGTGAGTATGTATAATATATTATGCGGTAATTGAGTCTGCGCCATTTTTTGTTTCATATTTTAATGCATCCCGTAAAATATTTTTACGCTTAAATTTAAGATAATTAGACTCATGTGACGACTTATAATCATAACTACTTTGATTCATACCATCTTGTCGGCTTAATTCACTTTGTATACTAGCTATTTTAGCTATAATTTTTGTAGTAAGCTCATTAATATTTATAGTACCAGTTTTCGATAATATATCATAGTCTGATAAATTATTATAATAATTTGGATTATTATTAAATATATTCTCTTGGTCTATTATATAACTATTATTATAGTCATACACGTCTTTTTTGTTAGGAAAGCTGGCATAATATTTTTATTTGATTTCTTTATTTTGAAATTTAAGAGGAATACTATTGTTGCTAGTTTGTTCATTTATTTTTGTTTCATTGATAATTTGAGTAACAAGATCGGTTACATCTGTTTTTGTTAAAGCTGAATTTTTTGCTCCCATATTTTTAAAAAATATATTTATTATATATTCATTTTAATTATTTTTTTATTAAAAATAATTAATTATGGTATTATATGGATAATGATAAATTAATAAATGAAGAATTATCCTATATAGAAATAGGATTTAAAAATATAACAACATATGGGCATACAAAAAGTACGGTATTTAAACTATAACATATTTGAATATAATAATTTTATAGTAAAAAATGAGCAATCCACCAACAGTTAGGGCGAGCTCTCACTTTCTGGGAGAATATCCAAAGGAGCTTATCGGAACCAGATGCGATTTATGCGGCATTGGCCATAATTCTTATAATGGTAATGGTAATATTAGGTCCTATGCATATGTTGAATTGATTCAGTCAGGAGACGGAGACCCATTTAATTCAGCAATCATTAGATTTAATAAAGATTGTCCATTTGATATTAAAAGGGCAATAACACATTTTTCTTGTAGGGATGTTGGTTCTCGCAAAAAACATTGCCCGGAGTGTACTAATTATAAGTGCATGCTATGCTCGGAGAGAGATTATAGATGGCATATTTGGAATTGTTTAGATCACCCAATTGAAACTGCGCCCCAAGATGCGCTTACCTTTTCAATTCATAAAGAAGAATTGGATAAAATGAGAGTGTGCACGCAAATTCACCCTCCAAGTGGCGAACATAACATGTATTTATGTTGCTTGTGTGGTGTAGAAGTAGAGCAGGCACAAAATCATTTTTGCCCTGAGTGCCTTGCTAATGCGGCGGAAATGAAGTGCTCAGAATGTGAAAATCCTGTATGTCAAGACCCCAGTGTAATTAAGTTTGGGTATTGTGAAGACCATCTTGGTAAGATTTTTGAAGAATAGGTTTTCTAAAAAAAATAAATTTTAATTAATTTTTTTTTATAAAATAAATTTTAATTAATTTTTTTCTAAAAAAAATAAATTTTAATTAATTTTTTTTTATAAAATCACTTGCGGTGGGGTCATCTTTTATAGATATTTTTTGTTCATCTTTTTGGAGGAAGAAGAGATATAAAATTTCTTATATTCTGGTAAAAGTCTTTTTTTTGATATGCTTTATAAAATTCAATTTATTGAATTTGTTTGTTTTTTAAAAAGTGGCTATTTTGGGTAAAGCTTTTTTTAAAGAGCTTAATCATAAAATAATTTAATGGTTTCAACTATTTTATCTGATCTATTTTCCGGATTTGACCAATATTCAATTTGCTCTTTTAATGTATCAAGCCTATTAGCCCATTCAACTATTTTATTTTTTTTAATATGGGATAATCCATCTTTATTAATATTCCAACAAGATGTAAATTTAACTCCATTTTTTGTATAATGGTCAGGATTAAATCTAATAAAAATAATTGGACGATGCCCTAAATCTTGAGATAATTCCATCATTCTTCTATTTTCACATATGGCATCATAATCAGTATGCTGATCTTCATCAACTTCTACAATAATTACTTGATATCCTAAATCAGATAATAGATCGGGGCGCCGTCTTGAGCAGCCACCTTCAATAATCCGATCCGCAACCCAATCAAATTGAGGAAAATTAATTTTTATAAATTCAACAACGGCAAATTCCTTTGTTTTATAATTTCTTGCTATTTTTTTATCTGGAAATAAATTAACAAAGCAAAAGAGGCAATAGCCATCATATTTATTATTTTTTGGACTTGTATAACACCATTCACTTTTGCATCTTTTTGCAAAAATATTTATCATTCCAGATTTTTTATGCTTAACGCAATATATACCTATTGTCTCGCCTTCCATATTAAACATGGGGCGTGAATCACACTCCTCTTCTTCATTTTGACATTTTCTTTTATCTAATACATTTACCATGCCTTCTATAGCATGAACTTGGCAATATAATGCAATTTTTTCTCCTTTTGTATTAAAAGTTGCTCTTATTGGGCAACAAGCAATTTCTGGTTTAATTATATTAATTTTACATAAATTATTTAAATTAACTATATCAATCATATCTGGTAATTTGCAAGAATTACAATATAATCTTGCCTTATTACCTATAAAATTATAACTTGCAATAGTTGTACATTTTTTACTATTTTCTAAAATTCCAATACATCTATCACTTTTAATATTAATCATTTCTGGTGGACAATGCTCAGCACAAAAATGTACTGATTTTGTACCCTCAATGCCGCAGCAAGCCTGTTTATGACAATCAATATTTTCACATTTTTTATGGCGCAAATCAATTTCGCCTTCTTGTATATGTTTGACGCAATGATTTATAATTCCATCCTTACCAAATGATGCTATTGATTTACATGGTGTGCCATTTTCTAATATTCCAATACATTTTTTTGTCATAATATTTACCATACCATCATCTTTACCATGGGTAAAGCATCTAATAGGTTTTTTTAATCCTTCATAATTATACATTGCTTGAGTATCACAGCCTTCTATATTGCATTTAGCATCTTTTACATTAATCATATTTTCTAATATATGCTCTAAGCATCTAATTGGTCTTTTAATTCCTTTTAAATTATATGATGCCTGTGATGGGCAATTTTCTACCTCGCACATTAAACTTATAACATCTACCATATCTGGACTTTTATGACGTATACAAAATTTTGCGGATTTAGTTCCTTTAATATTATATGTTGGACATTTAGGGCATGTATCATTTTCTCCTTTGCATAATACGGTTTTAGTATATATCATACCAGAAATTTTATGAACTTTGCATCTAATAGCTGGTTTAATTCTTGGTAAATTATATGATGCCTTTTCAGGGCAATTTTCTATTTCACAATATCCCTTTAAAGGGGTATATATTTTTAATATATCTAAATTTTCGCTTGAAGCGCATTCTTGGACATACATCAAATTCTGCATTTTTAATAGTATATATATACAAATTCAAATATTTAATACGTGGAATACCTAAAGATTATATTAATACCAAATTTAAAAAAAATATAAAATAATATAAATATAGTTAATTTTTTACTAAAATGGAAAAACAAATACTTAAATCTTTAAAAAAATATTATTTACATTTTAATGAAAAATATAATAAATTACTTAATTATAAAACTAATGAAGCGATTTATGATGCTTTTCAAAAACTTTGGGGAAAAGAACATGGTGGATTATATAAAATAGGAAATTTATCTTTATTTAATCCACCAGAATTATTACCATATTATAAAAATGGTCAAATTATTATTACTGATACGGGATCTAAGTCTGAAAAATTCCATATTCAATATATAAAATCACTTAATCATTTAATTTTACAGAATAAGGGTGATATATTAAATTTAAATTTTAGTAATAATAATGGAGGAAAGCCACAAGTAATGATTGCTGGCCTATTACCTATATTTAATAATTTTAATATATCAATATTATCTTATTATTATGATAAAAATAAAAAATCTCATTATGATGTTAAAAAATCTAATAATAAAATTATCTGTATTAGTAATAATAAAGCTGAAAGTATTGGAACTACAAAAAAATATAATATAAAAGAATTAAATATCTATTATAATGAATTTACAACAAGTTCTGCAGAACAATCAATCATATGTTTATTATCACTTTCAAAATATATAAAAATTAATTTAATTCATTCTAATAATGGTAAAAAAAGTGCAGGTTATACAACCGTTAATAAATATATTAAATTATCTGATAAATATGGAATAGAAATACCAATTGGGTATATGGGAACTAAAAAAAAATATTTTATAATGGATTAAAAATTTTTAATAATATAAAATTAATTTTATAATAATATTTTTACTAAGTTTAGCAGCGAAGTACATTTATGTACTATAACGTAAAACAGCTGAGCCATCGCTGATTAGTAAGAAATTGATGGCCGAAGCAACAACATTAAAATTGCATCGCCCATTGGATGATACGTAAGTAGAGGAGACATTAACATAAGTTTCACGAGCCCTGCTGATATTGAGGTGACCACTTGGTTGATAAGAGCCAGGAAATAAACAGAAGGTAATAAACATTAGACTGTTATCCTCTGGAGTAATCCAGCATGGGTCGGAATACTTGAATGGAAGGTATGCATTATAGAAAGTGGAAGGGAAGTTATCAAAGATAGTAATACCATGTGAGATGATAGATAAAGAATCGGTTGTTTGTGATGGAATCCAATATTGGTCACCCTGAGTACTGTTTTGCCCAATAAAAGTGCTTGTTGAATCAGTGGATGAGGTGCCACTTGGTACCGATTCGCTATAGTTATTGCCTGATAGCAATGTATTTGGAAATGCACTTAGATTTTTAGAAAATCTGTGCCAATCTCTCCATGCATTAGGATTTTGCACAGAACTCTTATTCCAGTTTGGCTGAAGAGCAATATACATATACTCAATAGGCCACTTCAATGCAGAAAGAAGAATTTCAGAATTGCCTTGTCCTGCAAGAGAAGTATTTTGTTCACGATGAACTCTAATAAGCGAGAATCCAATTCTCTTGATATAGATGTCGTGAATTTCTGGGTTAACAAAGATATTGTTAATATATAATTCGGCAGAAAGCGGTGATGTAACATTTAGGCCATTTGAAATTGGCGCAGGAAAACTAATTCCAGGAAAGCCTGGCTGTTCACCAGAGCCCCCATGGCCTCCCCATGGAGTAAAGTCCGTTTGAACGGTATCAACATCATCAAGAGAAGTTAATAATCCATTAATAGAGCCCATTGGGTCTTTTGAGTTATACATAAGGGTGCGCTTTAAGAATGCGCCAGGCTTTTGGTAATATAAGTTACCATTGTTTGATGATTGTGATTCAGCAATGGCAAATGTAATGAATCGCTGCCCATATGGGATAGAGACAGATGGAATTGCCAAACTAACGGATTTATTAAACCAAAATTGAAGAGGAATCCATAATGATAGTGGTGGCTGTGTTGGCTTTGGCGTTTGTGGCCCATCAACAATTTGAATTAGATTTTGGCCAATTGCAGTTTGCCCACTATTCGCATCATTTGGATTTGCTAATGCCGATGGCGACAATGCATCTAATGCAGTTGTATTATTTCCACCTTGGGCATTTCCAGTAACTGGAGTTTTTGGTACATTATTAAATAATGCAACTTCACTTCCAGATTGTTTTGGGTCAAAGGCCGTAATCAAATTGCCAAGAAGGCCTTGTCCTTGATTATATTCATAATCAACAACATTAGATGTAAATAATGAACCAACTCCGCTTTTTGTATTTTGTTGTCCAATTAAGGTATTATACCCCCATCGTTTATTTGGAGGCACATGTACTTTATCAGACATAACAGAAGAAGTGTTAGAATATGAGTCAAGAGGATTGCCATTGACATCAAATTTAGTATTTGGGAATATAAAATGCCCTGGATATTCGCAATAATGAACCAAGTTATTAACAGGAACATTAGATAAAGGCAATCCAGTTGGTGCGCTCGATAACGATGATGGGTCCAATGATAAATCAGTTTTTAATGCATTAGCAAACGCATCAACAAATTGATAGCTAATTGCAGCCGATAAAACATTATCACCTTTTCCATTTATAACGGTTCCACTATACTTACCCGAATGCTGGTTGGTAACTGTGTGGCTATACCCAGGTAATTTTGTAAATACAATATCGGTAAATGGATTATTTTGCTCAACCCCTGGAGTAGTAGAAGTGCCCACTGGAGGAGTAAATGAAGATAGTGATGGAGGTGATGCTGGAAATGTAACTCTAGTGCCAGTTACGGATGGTAATGTAACATTGACGACCATATCAAAGAAAAAGTCACCAAATTGAGGAATGCTAAATTGCATAGAGTTTCCAAAACTAATACCGCCAGTTTGTGGTCTGACTTTATTATATTCATATGCAATTGCAGCATATGGTTTAAAATGCGCATTTACATATAGAAGATGGGTTCTTTCGATATCTACTAATGTAGGGGTAATATCAGATTTACCACCAGCGCGGCGCATTTGCATAATATCTTTAATTCTTTGGTTGAGAAGTTGAGTTGCCATAATCATTCGGTCTGACTTTCCGTCATTTGCAATGAGTAAAAATACTGCAGCGGCTGACATTTTTTATTTAATAAAATTATAATCTATAATATTTTGTATTTATATTTATATATTTATATATTTATATATATTTATTTTTTAATAAAAAAAATAATTAATACAATTTATAAATGATAACGGTTTCTCGGTTATCAAAATCAATATTAAAGGCAAAAGAATTAGAGAATATAATTAAAGAGCATCTATTTATAATCGATGAAAAAATATTAAAATCAAATAAAACTTGGGGCAAGAATGTAATTACGCATGAATTGCCAATTACATTTAATATATTAGGTACTGATAATAAAATAGATTTACAGCGATTGATATATAGTTCAATTTTAAAGAATTTAGAAAAAAGAGGATTCGCCACTAAAATATTATTAGATGCAAATAAAACCATTTTATATATTATATGGATTTGTGAATATACTCCTGAAGAGCTTATGTCTATGGATGATATTATTAAAAGAAATAGGATTTCTGCGGATGCGGTAGAATCCATTATTAAACACTAGTTAGTCATATATTTGATAGTATTTAAAATATACATAAAAATGTCGGGGTTTAGAAGCAATTTTAATACGATAGAGGCCATGGCTAAAGCCAATGCCGAAGATATAGCCAAAGCCGAAGATATAGCCAAAGCCGAAGATATAGCCAAAGCCGAAGCCGATGCCAAAGCCAAAGCCGATGCCAAAGCCAAAGCCGAAGCCAAAGCCAAAGCCGAAGCCAAAGATATAGCTGATGACAAAGCTAGAGTAGATGAGGCTAAAGCTAGGGCTACAGCTTTAAATAAAGCTATAGAAGTCGCTATAGCTAGAGAGAAGGCCAGAATAGACGCCAAGCTATCAGAAGAATTCAATCAAATAAAAGAAAAATTGATGAAAGAACTGCATAAAAATGATATAGGTCCTATTTTAAGCGGCCTTAATGATATTTATATATTATATGGCCTCCAATATGCATTAAATGAGGCAATTGAGCTATATAATGCTCGTCAGACCGTAATAGATGATAAAGTCATTCAATATGAGTTTGAGACTGATGGTAAATGGTTGCAGCGTGACAGAAATGACACCGTTTGTGGATTTACTACTGAGGGCGTGGGCGTGGATACTGATGAAGACGTTGACATAGGTATAATATTTGGCGATATCGATGATAATTTTAGCGCGTATTAGCATATATTAGGTATTTTTTTTTAAATATTTGATTTTTAAATATTTGATTTTAAAATATTTGATTTTAAAATATATCAAAATGAGTAATTTAGATGAATTTGTAAGGCAAATTTTTAATTGTTCCGATCGGGAGGCTTTATTTTTAGCAACTGATGAAAGTATATTAAATATATGCTTAGATTCTACTTATTTTAATAAATTATACCATATACGAATGGTCGGCTATGGATATGGCTATGATTCGGATGAAGAAGATATATCTAATATTTTAGATGAATTATTAGAGTGTAAAAAAATTTATTGTATATTGCAAATATTTAAAAATAGTGAAATTAATACAATTATTGCAAACTGTGATTATTGTCGACAGATATCCATATATGAAAAATTAATTAAATGCGATTTAATCTCCGATGCTGATATTATTACAATATGCAAAAATTACAAGCCAATTTGTATAAGAAAGCATTATTTTGATGACGATGATTATTATGGTACTTATACAAAAATAACAAATATTTTTAAATATATATTAGATTATAGGCCGCAATATGCAAAATATTTGGTTACCATAATTAACGATGAATTTTGTTTTTGGTATTATATATTATTAGAAGATAAAGATGCGTATAGCGAAATGCTTAAAGATTTATTAATATCTAATATTTATGAATTTAATAGAATTCAACAAAAAATAGCACTCGAGGGTTCTATTATCGTATATGGATATAATATTCATTATATTGATACTATAATATTAATTATGGAAGTAATTGAAAAATATAGCACAAAATTAAAAATTAATATTGACTTTAATATTTATATAGGTTTAAAAATAGTATTAAATGGAGTTTTTCCTCCGGAGATGTATAGCCTTGTATTTAATGATAACACAGGTGATACACTAAGAAGAAATATTTATTTTATTATAGCATTTTGCTATTTAAATTATTTTGAAGATGCCAATATAGAAATATTAGAAGATTTCTGTCAATCTATCTATATGGCAAATTATAGAAGGCGTTGTAATATTGATATTGGTATACGTGAGGCCATTAATAGAGCACCTAATACAAGTCACTTGCAAAAATATAAGACATAATTGAAATTTTTTTTTATTATATATTATATTATATAGTGTATTCATACATTTGCAATATATTATATAGTGTATTTGGTATTAATATATTTGTAATATTTACAGCAGCAATATATTATAAATATATTTTCAATATATTTGCAATATATTTATAATATATTTATAATATATTTGCAACAGCAATGCAATCTAAAAAAATAGTACGAAATAATACATCCTTTTCATCTCAGATTAATACAAAATTAAAAGAATTATATGATCAATATAAAACAGACTTGGATCGCAATGATGATTCCTTAGAATGGGCAAAAAGTTTAAAATATTATCAATATTTGGTAAAAGAATTAATATCAAATGACGTTATATCTGAGTCTGAATATGCAAGAGGGTTATTAATATATCATACCATGGGAATGGGCAAAACTAGATTAGCGGTTGCGGTTGCAATGAGTTGTTGGGATATATATCAGCCTATAATATTATTACCGCAATATTTAAAAAATAACTTTAAAAAAACAATTGTTGAGTTTACTCAATTATTATCAAAGAATAAAGTAGATAAAGATTTTGAAGATAAAGCGGTCTCTAAATTTCAATTTGTTAGCATGGATGCATATAATTCATCAACTCAAATGGAAAATATTGGAGAAAAAGATATTCCATTTAAAGCCGCAAAAGGACTCTCAGTGAAAGCCGCTGCCGCAAAAGAGCTCTCAATGAAAGATAATTCAAAAAAAATGCATAAAAGTAAAGGCGGCAATCCTACTCCTAGGACATTCGGCCCAGAACCTCAAGGATTTGAAAAAAGGCTTTACTCAAAAAATAGAGGCGGTGGTAATTTTTTCCAAAATGGATTAGATAATAAGTTATTGATTATAGATGAGGCTCATAATTTTTTCAGATCAATTATCAATTCCGGCTCCGAAAACTCTAATGCTCGAAAAATATATGAAATGATTATGTCTGCAAAAAATTTAAAAATATTATTTTTAACGGGAACACCATCATCTAAAGACCCTTTTGAATTAGTTCCATGTTTTAATATGCTAGCGGGTAAGAATATATTACCTACATCATATGATACATTTTATAAATTATACATTGATAAAATCACTGGAAATATTATAAATAAAAATAAATTAGCAAATAGAATTTTAGGATTAGTTTCGCATGTATCATATGATAAAAATTCAAATCCAATTACATATGATAAAAATTCAAATCCAATTACATATGATAAAAATTCAATTACATATGATAAAAATTCAATTACAGATGGTAAAAATTCAATTACATATGATAAAAATTCAATTACAGATGGTAAAAATTCAATTACAGATGGTAGCAATAAAAATAGTCAATATAAAATTAGAGATTTTGGATGGTTTCCAGAGTGTAAGCCGGTAATTGTTTCATATGTAGAAATGAGCGCCCCACAATATAAGCAATATTTATTAGCCCGAGATAAAGAAGAATCTGAAAAGGGTCGCGGTAAAGGAAAGGGCAAATCATTAGGCAATATTAATACGCCTCCATTATCTCTTCCAAATTCTGAAAAAAAAACAATGGGGTCATATTATGTAAAATCAAGGGTATTAAGTATTTTTTCTCCCCCAAGAGAATATAAAAATAAGCCAATTGAGGCAATGCCAAACAATATATTTAATGAAACAAATTCTCCAAAATTAAAATTAATTGCCGAGCGAATTAAAGTCGCAAAGGGCTCTACATTAGTATATTCTCAATTTGTAGAAGGAGGATTAAAACCATTCAAAAAATATTTAGAAAATGTAGGAATGGCTGAATTTACGTTAGATGATATTGAAAAGCATTCGCATTTATTAAATAAGCCTTTTGAAAAAAGTCTTTACCCAAAACCCACTGAAAGTAATCCTTTTGTAGCGGCAGCAGCTTCCACTGTCGACGATGGAGACAGCAGCAACAATATTATAAATACATATACGGCATCAGATTCTTTATTAAATGGAGGGAACAAAATAATTATTGAAGATATTGAAATTGATGATGACCACGTTGATGCTTTAGAAGATGGCCAAAATTCGGGTCATTTAATTGATAGTATTTTTGAAAATACTAGTTATCAATTAAATTTTGGGGGAAATAATTTAATACATGACGAAAAGTTATCAAATAATGCATTTTTAGAGGATAATTTAATGGATGATATTTGTGATGTATGCACTGAAGATAATACTAAAAGCATTACTGAAGATAATACTAAAAGCATTACTGAAGATATTAAATCAATTAAAGATATGAAATCAACTAAATTCAAACAAAAACATATAAAAAAGGGAGGCTCTCAAAAAACATATATTATATATGGGGCCGATTTATATTTTGAGCACTTAGAATCCAGATTATCAACTTGGAAAAAAATACATTCTAACTCAGCCCCCGTAACATTTGCATGGGGTAATATAATATCGGCAAATGATACTGTGCGATATGATAGAGCCTTTTTTACTCAAAAGGCAAAATTAAAAAATATATTAATGAATAGTAAATCAATTATATCAGATAAGAGCAAATTATATAAAATGGCTAATAAATTTATGATTGAGGGTAAATATATACCAATGACATATGATTTGCATACTTTTTTATCAAATGCGGTGTCAAATGCGGCATCAAATGCGGCGTCAAATGCGGCATCAAATGCGGCGTCAAATGCACCCCCTCCATCTGAAGACGCCCCATACATTGTAAAGGATGCAACTAGTTTTGGCCAAAAAGGCGTCCATATTATAACCTCTGATGAAGAATTACAAAAGTATAAAAAACAACTATGCCATACATCTGCGATTATTTCTGAATATATGAAAAACCCATTATTATGGAATGGAAAAAAATTTCACTTTAGAATTTATGTTGGTGTATACGTTAGTAAAAAAACCAATACTCGCTTTGTAAAAGTATTTACTAATTCTAATTACGCATTTAAAGTATTTATGGCAAAGGACCCTTTTATGGTGGGCGATTATCATAATGAAGATATTCATATTACAGGCAGAAAGAGCACACTAATGCGCCACCAATGGAAATTATCATCTAAAGATATTATAGCAAATGCAGAGCCTAATTTTTATTTTTCTGAAAAAGATTTACCTGAAGGCGTTTCTTTTGATACAATTAATAAAAAAATAGAAAAAATGTTTCATAAAATAATTGAGCCACATTTAACAGAATTTGAAGAATATCCCGAATGCGATGCGGGCTTTGAGATATTTGGGGCTGATGTCATATTAAACAATAGGGGCGACCCTTTCATACTCGAAATAAATGCCAAAATTGGATATAGCGAAGACTATGGCGAGCGAGAAGGGGCCCAGGAATATCATAAGAAATTCTCATATGACTTATTTGACTGGATATATGAGCATTTTATCAAAATATAATTCTATTAAAATGATAATAATTTTATATTAAATAATATAATTATATTAAATATATGTTAATAAAATGAATAATTTTTCGAATTATGACCCAAAAATAATTTCTATTTATGAGATATTAGGGAGTTATTTTACCGATATATTATTTAATCATATTTTTTTATTATCTAAAAATAGTAAAAATGTAATTGATGAATATGTTAAGAATGTGCAAAATTATATATCTGGAATAAAAAACAATATTGAATATTATAACAAATGCATAAAAGAAATTTATCAATATTTTTTAAAAAATGTGGGAAAAAAATATATGGATTTAAAAATTATTGATTTTATATCAAGAGTTATATCAGTATCGGTTCCGCCTGACCAATGTGCACAATTAACAATGTCTGATAAAGAAGATATTTTTAGCAATATTATTACTGAATTAATGGCAAATGTTGCCGCATTTGTAACAAATCCAGAAATAATTCAATTAGTTGTTATTCACCATAATAAAAACGCCAGAGTTACAATTAGATGCATTCAAGATCATGCTGTCAATTTTTTAATTGAAAAGAGGGCATTATTATTTAATTCTTTTGTAAAAAATGTGGGTGAGGTAAAAGAGCATACTGCTGTGGCATATACTGAAGAGTTAAAAAAATCTTTAAAAAAGGCAATAAAAGAAAAAAATGATGCAATTGCTGATTTAGAGGATGCGCTTGATGAGATTGAGCAATTAAAGAAAAAATCACATACTTATAAAAAAGAGTTAGAGCTATCAAAGGCTACTGAGGCAAAATTGAGAAAACTAGTACAGTTATTAAATATAAAGTCTGAAAAAGGAGTTATCGCGGCTGCTAATTTTGTAAATCAGCCTAAAAGTGAGACCATTGCCGAAAATTATACTAATTTAAGGCCATATGAAGAATTGCCAAAAAAAGAAAATATCGCTGAAAAAAATAATTTAGCTAACTTTTTTGCAAAGCCATTAACTATTAGTGGCGGCAGTGGTGGCAGTGGAGGCGGTGGCGGCAGTGGAGGCGGTGGCGGCAGTGGCGGCAGTGGCGGCAGTGGTGGCTACAGTGGGGGCGGTGGCATACCTACACTTTCAAATAATATTCTGTCTGGTGTTATTTCAAATTCAAGCAATATTGATGAACTTGATGAAGAGTATCTTAATTTATTAAGATAATAATTATGCTTCAAATAATTCTTCAATATTAGTAATGGTTATATACTTTATATATATTTTTTCTAAAAGGCTTTCTATTACATTTTCAAAGTCTACATCAAGGTCCGCATTGCAATTTTCTATATTATATGTCTCTATATAATGAATATCAAAAGCTCTTTGTTTATAAATATAACCTTTTAATTTGCCGATAGGCTCATTATTACGCATAAGTAATAAGACATCTTCATAAATATGGGGATTTGATAATAAACAATGCATATGAACCGCATCTAGATTTGGCGGCAAATTACGGCTCATTCTTTTTAATTGATTTTATATTATAGTCAATATTATTTTTAATTGATTTTATTGACAATGTTCTTTTTAATTATCAATGTTCAAATATATTTTTTTAATTATCAATGTTTAATTATATTTTTTTTAATTGATTAAATAATATTATTGAATTATAAATAAATATAAAAAAAATAAAAAATGTCAAAATCAAAATTAATTTGCAATAAATTATTTTCAAATCCATTTTTTATTGCATTGTTGTTGACAGTATTAGTTATTATAATAATGGTTGCAATATTTAAAGTTCAAAAAAATGGAAGTAATGCGGTTGTAAAATGTTTTATATATACATATATTTGCTTTAGTATAATTTTATTTGTCCATACTATCTTTATTAAAAAGACGCTTAATGTATCAAATGTAAAAAAAGAAGTTAAGGATGTATTTAGTGGAATTGATATCAGTAAAGAAGTATCTCATGATGTAATCCAAATACAGCCAAATTTATATGATGATGAAGAGGAAGACCTTCCATATATAAAAAAAAGAAATGGTAGTGAATATGATTCACCTAAAATTCATACTGAAGAACCTAACATAATAAATAACGCCCCTAACATAATAAATAACGACCCTAACATAATAAATAGAGCCTCTAAAATTCATATTGAATATCCCAGTATAATGCATGAAGAGCCTAAAATTATTAATGAAGCCCCTAAAATAAATGAAACTACAAACATATTAAATAGTATAGTATCTATGCAATAATATTTATGCAATTTATGCAATTTATGCAATTTATGCAATTATACAGATTTTCCATGTGAACTAATTAATTCTTCAGATTTAGTATAAAATGATGATTTATTAAAATCACCTGTTTCTGAATTAGTAACAAATACATCTACTTGTATTCCATCATTTGGAACCTCTGCCATTTCATGCGCGGCTAGTAATTTACTCTTAACGGAGGCATAGTCTGTCGACTCTTCATTGGTTAAAGGCCGCAATTCTTCTATTTTTTTATATTTTAATTCTTGTTCTTCTAAATATTCTAGATATTCCAATTCTTTTGCCGCTTTAATATTGCCCTTTGCCTTTTCTAATCTTAACATTTCCTCATTAGAAATGACTTTTTCGGCCCCAGGAATAGAAGACCCGCTAATATGCTTATATTGAGATAACCCCTCTGCATCGGGCCCATCCTCTGCAATATTTTTGGCCTTCTTTTGCCTTATTCTATTTTTCATAAGTTCCATTCCTAATTTTTTATCATCTTCATATCGGTCTAAAATGCGCTTTAATGCTTCAGTATTTTTATTATAAAAATTAATTTTTTCTCTATTTTTTTTAAAATCTCCCAATAAAGTCCAATTTCCAAATTGAATTGCTTTAATATCTGATACAAATTCAGATTGATGCATTTGGCAATATTTAGTAAATTCGGCATCTACTTCTTTTTCTTCTCCCTCAAAAGTAGTCCAAGCTCCAATGGCAAATTCAATATCTGGTTTATCTAAATATAATGAAGATGTTACGCGCCTTAATTCTTCATAATTTACTTGAGTATAATAACTCCATCTATGAAATGTATCACGAGGCGGAATAATTTCCATTGCTGGCATAACTTCGCTATTTTGCCGCAATGGCATTAAATAGGTAGAAAATGCGTCTCTATTAGAGATAGCCATTTGAGTAGATTCTAATAGCTTATTGTCACTTAATACTCTACATACGGCATTATAATTTTCTTGGTTTTCCATAATCACTGAATACGCCTCATTATGATCAGGCAATTTATTTATATTTTGTAATAATAGAGATTTATATGGAATACGCGAGGGGTCTTGTTTATCAACATAAATTGAATTTCCACAAATAGAAACAACCTCTTCTTCAATTTTTGTCTCATCAACTGAGGCCGACTTTACATGCTTATTTGGGTCAAATTTAAATAGATCATGCAAAAAATGATTAATAATCTCCTTACATGAAGTTTCAGGGATTTCTATGTCTTTTGTTAACTCACTTTTTAATTCTAATAATTCTGATATGGTATCCTCATCAATGGCGGCCGCTAATAATTTATCCACAATTGTGATTTTTTTATCATTATTTGGACTAAATAATTGAATGGATTTTTCAACCTCATATTCATTTTTTATTTGAAAAATAAATCCAATTAATGAAGTCATTAATAATTTTTTTAAATATTCTTCCCTTAAATTAGTATAACTACATACTAATATTTTTTTATAATTTGGATCTTCTAATTCCTTTGAACAAAAACTTTTATATGGGCTAATCTTATTTTGAATTTCAATTAATTGCTCATCTGTTAAATTTTTTTCAAAAAGTAACTCAGGGTTGTTAATAATATCGTTAATCAAAGAATCAAAATCCATTATTTTATAATATAAAGTAAAAATTAATATATATATTATATATATAATAATGTTTAATTAAAAAATAATGTTTACTTGCTACTTTTTAATATTTAAATGATATGGAGAGCATATTAAAGCATTTTTCATTAAAATTTAATACATTAAGGGCATTAATTCAAAAAACAATATTACTTGATATAGATGTGGCTAGTATATTAACTGAATTAAATGATATTGAAATCGATTTTGTATTAAAAACGGCCCCTATCCAAAATCAGCTGTTATCTGATGAAATTAATAGAGATAAAATAACAAATTCATTTAATATAATTATATCAAATGAGAATTATTCAATTAATGTAAATAATATATTTTATTCCTATATAAAAAAAATATTAAAAAGCCATATATATTTTAGAATAAATGATACTATAAAAGAAGAAATATATAATACAAGTTTGCATTCTCTCAAAAATCGGGCCGCATTGGCTGCACATATCGATGTGATAAAAGATTCTAAAAAAGACATGGAGCCGATAATATCTCGATTACATTTAGAAATACAAAATTTAATTGACATTTATCCCATAAATATTGAATTTATTAATATGTCAATATTAAATATTAATTATAGAATATGTGATTTATGCGGGGGTTTAATGGAAGTTGATATTATCAATTCAGAATTAATTTGCTCTGAATGTTTTGCAATAAAATCTATTATTGGAACCACTTTTGAAAATATTTCATTATATAATTATGATTGCCAAAAGTCAAAAAATGGCACATTTAATCCAAATCGGCATTTTTATTTTTGGTGGAGTCATATATTGGCCAAAGAAGATGAATTGCATTTAAGTGAATATAGTACATTGTTTGATGATATAATCAATATTATAAAAAGAGATAAATTAATATTGAGAATTCTAACCGTAGTGGATATAAGGCAAATCTTAAAAGAATTAAAAAGACCAGAATTAAATAAAAACACATCTCTTATTCTAAAAAAATTAACAGGCATTGGACCCCCTTCTATCCCCGAGGAACTTGAAATTAGAATTGAAAACTTATTTACAAAAGTAATAAAGGCGAGTGAAAACATCAAAAGAATCGGTAGGACAAATAGAAATTATTACCCATATTATATTTATAAAATTATAGATATAGTTATACCAGAAACAGATATTGATAATAGGAGAATATTATATTATATCTATATACAAGGAAAAGAGACTGTAGA